CTGGAAACCAGATAAGTATACCGACAAAGATAATATTATTATTAATGAAGAAGTTCTTTCCAAGATTACGGGAATGCCAGAAGCACAGATGTTCAGCAGATATTTTCTTCTGCAAAAGCGTACCGGCCTTCTCAAGTCTTGGATACAGGAGTGCCAAGAGGATGGTAGAGTTCATGGCAGGGTTCTGACCCTTCGTACTATTACAGGCCGCATGGCCCACCACAAGCCTAATATGGCACAGGTTCCTGCTGTCTATAGTCCCTTTGGAAAGGAGTGTCGTTCCCTCTGGACAGTATCCAACCCAGAGACACACCAGCTTGTGGGAACCGACGCCAGTGGTCTGGAACTGCGCTGTCTGGCACACTACATGAATGACAAGAACTTCACCAATGAAGTCCTTACCGGGGACGTACATAGTGCTAACCAGATAGCAGCGGGACTTGGCACAAGAGATCAGGCCAAGACTTTTATCTATGCCTTCCTCTACGGAGCTGGGCCAGCCAAGATAGGAAAGATTGTGGGTGGGTCTTCCAAGGCGGGACGAGAACTCATTGGAAAATTCCTGAAGAACATGCCCGCCCTGAAAAGATTGCGATCAAATATTCAAGAGGCGGCCCAGGGCGGCACTATCAAGGGTCTGGATGGGCGTATGCTACACATCAGATCGGAACATGCTGCTCTCAACACCCTCTTGCAAGGCGCTGGCGCTATCATCTGCAAGCAGTGGGTGGTAGAGATGGACAAGAGAATACGGAGGTTTGGGTTGGATGCCCAATTGGTGGTGTCGGTACACGATGAATACCAGTTTGAGGTAGCCAAGCCTGACATAGGAAAGTTCACCCAGATAACAAAGGAGGCTATGCACCAAACACAAGAGATACTGAGTTTCAAGTGTGATCTTGATTGTAACTACAAGATTGGAAATAATTGGGCTGAGACACATTAGTTGTTGACATGCCTATTCCAATGTGATATAATGCGTTTGTTGTTGGTAGTAGACAACCTGCGGAATGATCCGCTTCATAGCTGCAATGGGCAGCCTAAGGAGAAATGAAAAATGAATGAGCCTATTTATCTTACAGGAATATGCTATTGGGCCTGTGTCGTTGAGCCTAATACAAAGTTTGATGAGCATTCCTGGTCTATCCAGATAGTTGTTGATGATGACAACCGTCCGCTCATCGAAGAGGCTGGTCTCACAATCAGTAACAAGGATGACGAGCGTGGTGATTTTGTTACGATCAAGCGTAAGGTCTTACGAAGGGATGGCAGTATCGCACGCTCACCCTTTATTAAAGACTCTCAAAATAATTCTTGGGATGATACCCTTATCGGAAATGGTAGCGTTGTGAGAGTACGTGCAATCCCCTATCAGTGGAAGTTTGCTGGCAAGACTGGAGTGTCAGCAGATTTGAGTGCTGTGCAGGTTATTGATCTGGTATCATATAAACCTCAAGCAGCAGACTTTCCTGTAGTGGAAGGAGGTTATGTGAACGAAAATGCTGAGAACATACCCTTTTAATAATTAGAAAGGCAGGGGGAGTGTTGCTGGTGGTGACACTCCCTCTCTTACTCATATGAAAAAAATAGAGACACTGGTAGAAGATATATATAATTTATTTACTCTTGATCCTATTGATATGGATGAGGATGAGGTAGATAAACACATAGATAACTTTGGTGAGATGCTCAAGATACACATCAAGGAGTTCTTATATGAGAAGCCCAGAGATCGTGCCAACCTACGACTATCTGCCATTGGCAAACCAAACAGACAGCTTTGGTATGATCTCAACAAACCCCTAGATGATGTTCAGCTTCAGCCCTCCACTCGAATAAAGTTTTTATACGGATATATCTTGGAAGAGTTACTTCTTCTTTGCGCTTCTATCTCAGGCCACACGGTAACTGATCAACAAAAAGAGGTTGAAGTCGAAGGCGTTAAGGGTCATCAAGATGCTATGATTGACGGGGTTCTGGTCGATTGTAAATCTGCAAGTGGTCCGGGCTTCGATAAGTTTAAGTATCACAAGCTTACCGAAGATGATCCCTTTGGATATATTGCTCAAATCTCAGCCTATGCTCACGCCAATGCAGTTAGTCGAGCTGCTTTTCTTGCTATTAACAAATCAACAGGAGAGATATGTTTAACTCCTGTACATCAGATGGATATGATCAATGCTAAAAAGAGGGTGGAGTATCTTAAAGGAATGGTCACAGACAGTCGGATACCTGATCGGTGTTATGCTGATGTTCCTGATGGGAAGTCTGGCAATCATAAGCTTGCTGTTGGTTGTGTTTATTGTGGGCATAAAAGAGAATGTTGGGCTGATGCTAACTATGGCCAAGGAATTCGTGTATTCAAGTATGCAAAAGGGAAAAGGTTTCTTACACAGATTGGTAAGGAACCAGACGTAGAAGAAATATTTAATTGGTAATGCATTGGAAATACCACAAAGAGTTAGATATAATAAATAACTTTGGTTTTGTATATGTTATAACCAACAAGAAAACTACCAAAGCTTATGTCGGTTGTAAACAATACTATATAAAACGTAAGGGTAAAAAGAAGGAGTCTGGTTGGGAAACTTACATGGGTTCCAGTAAGCACCTTCTGGAAGATATAGAAAAGCTAGGTAAGAAGAATTTTAAATTTGAAATTATAGATGAATATAAAAACAAAAGAAGTTTAAACTATTATGAGTGCTACCATCAAATGATTCGCCATGTCCTTACAACTACAATAGAGGGAACAGATGAAGCAGCCTACTATAATAATTATGTAGGGGGTAAATTCTACAGACCTGTTCAGAAATATAGTGAATAATACCCCTGATATAATAACTCTATTTAAGTCCATACAAAAAAATCCTTACCAGGGTCTTTATTTTGCTGTCATTCTACAGGCCGTTCTGGATACAATAAAGCTTAAGGCTCCTGAAGAAGATAGTTTAATCACTCTCCACAGAGATCAAGCACATTCCTGGATATTCACGTCGGTGGGCGTCACCTGTGAAAATTTTGAAGATGCCTGTACCTTTGCAGGAATAGATCCTCACCTAGTACGCCAGCTCACACAAAAAACTATTGATGTAGGAGATACAGAAAATGTCAGACGAAACCTCACCACCCTCTTATAAGAAAGAAGGAACCTATGATTACTATCTTAGAAGAATGAAAGAAGAGAACGCCCTGAATAAGCAGGTGGGAGGACACCACTACAAAGATTGTGGCATTCAACCAGTGGAATATATATTTCAGAATGATCTTGATTACTTTGAAGGTAACGTGGTAAAATACATAACTCGACACCGAAAAAAAGGAGAGGGAAAAAAAGATGTAGAGAAGGCTATCCATTATGCCCAATTAATTCTTGAACTTTACTATAATGAATAGGTAGTCAATGTTTAAATCAAATAGGAATCCGCAGTTTCGATCTAAGTTCAGTGAAGATATTTTCAATACAAAGTATTCTCATGAAGGAGCTGAGACCTTTCATGAGCTTTCCTGCACACTGGTCAACGATGTCTGTCAAAGCCGACTCACCGCAGACGAGAAGGAAGAACTGATAGATCATATCTCCAACCTTCGCTTCATACCTGGAGGTAGGTATCTCTATTATGCAGGACGTGATAAAAAGTTCTTCAACAATTGCTACCTTCTAAAGGCAGAAGAAGATACCCGAGAGGATTGGGCCAAGCTTAGTTGGCAATCAGAGTCGTGCCTGATGACCGGTGGTGGTATTGGAACTGACTATTCCATCTATAGGCCGGAAGGGCAGATACTGAAGGGGACAGGTGGTGTCAGCAGCGGACCTATTCCGAAGATGCAAATGATCAATGAGATTGGTCGCCATGTAATGCAAGGTGGGTCCAGAAGATCAGCTATCTATGCCAGCCTGAATTGGAAACACTCAGACATAGATAAATTTCTAATATCAAAGAACTGGTTTGATATGCCAGTGGGAGCTACAGGACAAACGATCTTTGATGTGAAGCAGAATGACTTTAATTTTTCAGCACCCCTGGACATGACCAACATCTCTGTTAACTACGATACCGAATGGTTACTTAATTACTGGGAGACGGGAGAGGTAGGAGATGTATTTAAAACTAATG